TTAAGGTAGTTCAAACCGCGCAACCACGCGGCGCGCCCACGGCTCTGACAGCGGGCTTTCAATGACACCATGCCCCGTATAGGCATGGATAAAGCTGGCGCGCGGGGCGATGTCGCCCGCGATGCCCAAATGTTTGGCCACGCTGCCCGCGCGCATGCGAAACAGCAAAATATCACCCGCAGCCTCATCGCCCTTGGCCACAGGCCGCAACCAGCGCAAGGCCGCAGCCAGCAGCACCTCATCGCGCCCCGGCTCGGACCAATCGGCGGTATAGGCGGGCACCACTTCCGGCTCATTGCCCAAAACCGCCCGCCACACCCCGCGCAGCAGACCCAGACAATCGGTCCCTGCCCCTTTACAGCTGGCCTGATGCACATAAGGCGTGCCAATCCAGCCCCGCGCCTCGGCCACAATGCGGGCTTGGCGCGGCGTCATCGCACCAAACTCCCGCCCGTGTTGGTCTGGGACGCGCTGGGATAGGAGGTCAGCCAATCCTCGCCTGGAATATCAGGAAAGCCGCGGAAATTCAGGAAGTTGTCAAACTTGAACCGGCAGGTTTCACCGCGCTTGTCACAGCCCGCCTCCAGCCGCACCAAATCACCTTCAACCAGCATCGGCCCGATATTCTGCCACAACTCCACCTTGCGCGCATCGGCCCCGATCCGATCATTCTTGATGATCCCAACCACCCCAGTGGCCGCACCCGACAACACAACCAAACGCCCCTTTTCAAACCAGCGGTCATCAAACTCGGCCAATCCGGCAAAGCCCAGCACGCGGTTTTCCGCAATTGCCTCAACCGACAATTCCACCGAAAAACCGGTTTGCAGCACGTCAAACCCGCACTTCGCATCCCCCAAAACAGCGGGGCAACTGCGTTGAAACGCGCGGCCCTGCGGTTGGTTCAACCCTTCGGTCAACCCCCGCAATTCCGCCTGAAATGCGCCCGCCGCCCGAGTAATCTCGCCAATCGTGCCGCGAAACGTCACGGCACGATCGTCTGGATTGGTCCAGTTCACCTCCCACCCCGTCAGCGCAGCACCATCGAACCGCCCCGCCAGAATATCGGCCTCGGTCACACCCAAATCAGACAGCGCACCAATCGCCTCGGTATTGTCCACCGATAGGCCCGTGGTTTGTTGCAACGCCCGCGCCGTCAGCCCCGAATTGGCCTTATAGACCTGCCCGCCAAAGGCCAGATCGGTGTCATGATCGGTAAACCCAAACCAAGCCCCGTCCTTGCGCGCAATCTCCCATGCGCGGCAAACGGTCGTGATGCCGGTTTCCAGATGCGCGTACAGCCCTTCCGACCCCGCCATCAAACCCGAAGCTCCAGCACAGGCACATTCGGCACATCACCGGCCTTGAACGATGCGACCGAGGTTTGGATACGGTCCGTATCAAACCGCACCGGCACGTCAAATTCAAACCCCGCCGTAATGCGCACCCCCGGATCGGGCGGCGTGGGAAAGCTGATCACCCCTGTCGTGGTATCCACCGAAAACTCCAGCGTTTCCACCTTGGGGTCGCCATCAATCGCCACCAACACCGTGCCCAAAACCGGTTTCACAATCGGGCGGGTATAGCTTTGCTCGCCCGACTGATAGGTTTTCGACAGCGAAAACGTCAAACGCTCGCCATCGCCCAAGCCGATATTCTGATCCACGGACGAAGGCACCTTCGACGGCAAGCAGGATTTGAAATCAGACCAATCCTTCCAGCGAAAGCCGAACAACTGCCCCCGCCGCGCCTCATAAAACGCAATCAGCGCCTCGACGTCATCCAGACTGCGCAGGCTGACCCCCGCGTCATAGCGCCTACGCGAATGAGCCCAAGGTGTGTTACGCTCCTCAAACCCGTTGGCCAGCGTCACAATCTCGGTGCGCCGCTCTGGCCCACCAACCGACCCAAAGCTCAAATTCGCCGGAAACCGTATGTCATGAAATCCCATAGTCCGCCCTTACCTGTTCCGTTGCCCACGCCCCAGCGCACGTGATGCCTGCGCTGCGATCTGGCTTTGGCTGCGTTGAAAGCCTGCGACATCGGGGGTGGAGATGTTCATCACCACCGTCACCGCACGCCCCCCGCCGCCCGCTTGCACGCCCAAACGCCCATCGGCCCCGCGCGCCAGCGGCATAATCGCCTCGGGCCCCGCCTCGCCCATCAACCCCATGCCGCCGCGCATCGGAAAATTGGTCGGCTGTGCGACCACCCCCCCCTTGGCGAACGGCATCACGCGGCCTTGCGAAAAACTCGCCCCATCAGCAAAAGGCATCAGCCCGCCCAACAGCGCGTTCATTCCGTTGGCAACCAACCCGCCCAATGCGTTTTGAACCGGCTTCATCGCCACCGAATACACCGTGTCCATCATCGTCTGCGCGACACCGCGCAACGCATCCGACAGCTTGACCCCGTCAAACACCAACCCGTCAAACGCGCGGCGCAAGCCCCCACCAATGCTGGTGGACAACGTGTTCACCTCGCGCCCCGTAAAGACCAAACTTTCGCGCATCCGCGACAGCTCGCCTTCAAACGCGCCAACCATCCCACCAGCCCCGTCCAGCGACACTTCCAGCGCCGCAATCTGATCTTCTAAACCCGATATATCAGCCATCTTTCTGCCCTTTCTTTACATCCGGAAAGGCACGCGCCAGCTCATCCAGGCGCGCGCGGGTCAAGGGGCCACTGCCCGCCTGCGCCCCCAGCTTGATGCGCAGCTCCACCGGGGTCAGCCGCCAAAATGCGTCTGGCTGCATTCCCAATCCATGCAGCCCCACCTGCATAAGCGCGGCCCAATCAATCCCTGTCATGTCTCGCCCGGCGTGGCGAACGCGCGCGCCAACAACTCTGCCGCCGCCCGTGCTGCCTCGACCAGCCCACCGCCAATGTCCACAGACCGCAGGTCGGCGGCAGTCCCCTGCCACCCCCCCCCGCGCAAGCCCGCCACCAACAGCGCCAGCACATCGCGCGTCGAAAACCGCCCCGTCTCGAACCGTTCCACCAATTCAATCAGCGATCCGGTTTCCAGCACGGCCTCCAACTCGGCCAGCGCCCCCAGCGTCAGCTTGGCCACATGGCGCTTGCCATCCAGCACCACCGCCACCTCGCCTGTCCAAGGGTTCGCCATTACAGCGCCGTGAACGTCAGGGCACCTGCCGATGCCATCGTCATCTCATAGGTCGCCTCGCCGTTATGGCTGCCCGCGTATTCGATCGACGACAGTTGAAACGCCCCTTCGATCACACCAAAATCGGGGATAATCACCTGAAACAACGGGATTTCCCCGTCAAAGAATATCTGGCGCGCGCGTTCATCGGTGCTGGCATCGCGAAACACCCCCGACCCCGAAATCGACGCGGTTTTCACGCCCGCGCCCGCCAACAACTCACGCCACCCGCCCGTGCTTTCCAGGCTGGTCACATCCACCGTTTCGGCGTTGAAACTGATGCGTGAGGCGCGCAGCCCCGCAATCGTCTCAAAACTCCCGTCGCCAACCATATCCAGTTTGATCAGCAGATCCTTGCCACTTTGAACAGCCATCGCACGTCTCCATTTTCAAAAACCACGACCCCTCGGGGCCAAACATCAATCCTCGATCCGCGCCCGAAAGCTCAGATCAATCCGGCGCGCACCGCCTTCGTCCAACCGCACCGCCTTGGCGCGCAAAAACCGCAAGCCCACCAGATGCCCCCGCGTCAGGACCAGCGGCGCATCAATCAGCGCATCCGACACGGCCACCGCCACATCCTTGGCAGCCGCAAACCCCGCCGCGTCCGAAATCACCGCCACAACCAGCCGATGCTCGGCCCCGCCGCCGCTTTGGTCCGATTGGTCGATCACATCCTCGGGGCCAATCAGCACAAACGTCCCCGTCCCGCCCCCCGATGGAATGGCGTCCACCACCGACACCCCCGCAAGCGCAGGCGCACCCGTCAATCGCGTATAGATTGCAGCCTGAAGCGCTGCCGCCGCACCGTAACTCATGCCGGTGTCTCCTCTCGAACAAAGCAAACCAAATAGCGCGCGGCCTCGTCCCGCTCGGTCACGGCCAGAATGGTGAACAGGCGGCTGCCATCACGAAACCGCTGGCCCACCTTTGGCCGCGACCCTGCCCCCTGCGGCGCACCGCGCACGGTGATGCGGTAGGGCACGGTCGTTAAGACCACCTCTTCGCCCGCCGTATCGCGCCCCGTGCCGGGCAAAACCTCGGCCCACAGCGTGCCCAAAGGTGCCCAAGTCACCGCAATCCCGCCCATCCCATCGGATGCCTCGACAGCCCCCTCCAGCACCAGCGCGCGTGACAAATGTACCAGCTTCATGCGCCCGCCCCACCCAGAACCCGCACTGTGCGCCAGCGCTCGATCAGCGTAACCACGCCAAACGGCAAACCACCTTCGCCGCGCTGCCCGCCCTCATGGCGACGCTCATAATATTCGGCCGCCAGCATCAAGACCGCTTGCGCAAGGTCGGCTGGTACATCCCCCCAGTCCGCGCCAAAGCCTGCAACAAACCCGATCTGAACGGTGCCCCCCATCGGCACTTGCGGCAGCATATATCCCGTGGCCTGCACGCGGGGCCGGTGCGTATCTTGCACCAAACGGTACAACGATTGCGGCACAATCTCGGCATTCCCATCCCAGTCCAGCAGCGAAATCCGCGTGATGTTGGCCACGGGTGCCACAGGCAAGGCTTGCTCCGCCCCGCCGCGCCATTCCTCAAGGGTCCAACTGAAATCCCGCGCAATCAGCGCCTTGCCAATCCGCCCTTCAATCGCGGCCAACGCTGCGCGCAAATAGCTTTCGATCAACCCGTCTTGCATCCCGTCATCGGCAAACCCGGTGCCAAGCCGCAGATGGTTTTTCAGCGCCTGCACGGGCAAAGCCTCTGTGGGAACCGTCGTTTGCTCGATCAACATCATGCTTCTCTCTCCGAAAAATCTGCCCAATTGCAGGGCCTAAAGCCTTGGACGCGCACCCCGCATCGCTCGTTTGGGGGGGGAGCAGCTAGACGACCCGGGTCAGGGTCGAACCCCAGTGCGCGCCCAAACCCGACCCCAAACCTTGGGGTCGGGCCTTCGCGCGCGCCGGTTAGGACACGGCGAATTTCAGCAGTTTGATCGCCGCAAAATCGGAAACGTCGCCGCCCACGCGCTTGGTCGCATAGAACAAAACATGCGGTTTCGCGCTAAAGGGGTCACGCATGACGCGCAGGTCAGGGCGTTCGGCGATTGTGTAGCCATTGGCAAAGTCACCAAAGGCAATCGCATAGGCACCCGCCGCAATATCCGGCATATCCTCGGCAATCAGCACAGGGTATCCCATCAGGCGCGCAGGCTCGCCCGCAGCCAGTCCGTCCGACCACAGGAAACGACCATCCGCATCCTTCATCTTGCGCACAGCGCCCGCAGTTTTCGAATTCATGACAAACGACGCATTGGCGCGGTAGGTCGCATCCAGCGCATAGACCAGATCGACCACCGCATCGGCGGGGTTGGCGGCCGCAAAATCACCCGCCTCACCCGTCGCGATATAACCCAGATTGCCCCAGGTCCAAACGCCTTCGGCCACGCTGGTATGGTTCAAAAACCCGCGCGGCTTGTCCACGCCATCACCCGCCACAAACGATGCCGCCTCGGCGCGCATAAACTTGTCGGCAATCCGGCCTGCAAGCCAACCCTCAACGTCAAACGCACTGTCATCCAACAAACGCTGGCTGGCTTTCGGCATCGCCGACAGTTCATGCAGCGGGATCGAAATACGCTCAATCGCAGGTGTGCCGGTTTCCACTTGCGGCCCGCTTTCCGTGGCCCAACCCGACCCCACATCGGTATGGTCGATCAGCACGTCAAACGACGTCGCCTCAACCTGCACCACATTCGCAATCGCACGGATCGACGAGGTGGATTTCAGGCTGGACCGAATGGTCTCGGCGGTCTGCGGGTCCACCAAATAGCCACCCTCGGCATTCACAGCCACGTTCAGCCCCTTGCCCTCCAGCACAAGACCGCGCAGGCCGTCATCGTCGCCCGAACGCAAATAGGCGTCAAAGGCTTTCTTGTGGGGCACTTCTACCTCGGCATGTGCCGAAAGGGCTGGACGCCCGTAAGTCATCGTTTTGCGATCAAGCATGGTCATACGCTCTTCCTGTTGTTGCAACGCTGTCTTCACTTCGGCCTGAAAGTTGCTGAATTCCTTCAAAAATCCGGTCATGGCGGATTTCACTTCCGCACCCGGATGCAGGGCTGAGGACATATCTTCCCCGGCCCGAGTTTTTACCTCGGTCATCTCAATTCCCCTCGTTGGGTTTCAGTCGTGAAAGCCGCTTTAACGCGCGGCTAGGTCTCGGCGCGCATCGTCAAAGACTTGCGCCAGATCGGTCCAAATGTCGGCAGGCGCATCGGCCTTTGCCGCCACCCGTGCCTCTGCCAGCATCGGAAAGGTCACCAGCGACACCTCCCAAAGCTCCAGTTCCGACAAAAGCCGTTGGCCCTTGCTATCCTTTTCGGCCCGCAAGGTGCGATAGCCGATGGAAAGCCCATCAATCGCCCCTGCCGCCAGTAACGCCGCCGCCTCGCGCCCCTTTTCCACATCGGTCAGGATGCGGCCTTTGACGTACAGGCCCGTGCTATCCTCGCGCACCTCATCCCAGACGCCGATGGGTTGCGCGGGGTCATGCTGCCACAGCATTTTCACCCGCCGCCCCGCCCCCGCCAACGCCTTCAGGCTGATGGCATAAGCGCCTTTTTGCACCACATCGCCGCCTTGGTCGCGTTTGCCAAACAGGCTGGCATAGCCTTCGATCCGCGTGCCATCCGTCACGACCAGCCCCGCCTCCGGCAGATGAAACTTGCGCTCGGGTGCGCCGTGATTGTCCATATATCCCATATCTTTACCTCATCGCCGCATTCAGTACCGCCTCGGCCCCCTGCGCCAACAGAAACGCCGCAACCCCGTAGACGCCCAACCAGATCCGGCGCTCCAGCCGGTCCAGCGTGCCCTCAATCTGGCCAAGCCGGTATTCCAGCCCCGACCAGCGTTCATCGGCCACCCGCTCATTCGCCTCGATCCGCGCCGTTGCCGCATCAAAGCTGTCGTATAAATAGCGCGAGCCGCCGGCCTCCTTGCCGCGCGGGCTCATTCATCGCCAGCCAAAGAAGGCAGCCCCAAGATTGCGCGCTTTTCCGCAGGGGTCAGGAAATCCGCCGCCCCGACCCGCGCCCATTGCTGGTCACGTTCCGTCGCCAAGGCGGGAACCTGGTCCATGTCGGGCTTCAACGCGACCTCTTCGCCGCTGAAACCCGACAACCAATGCGACAGATTTGCCGTGACCTTGGACACCAACGGCAACACCGTCAGCCGGAAAAACGCGCGGTTCGCCTCTTGGTAATTGGCATAGGTCGCATCCCCCGGTATCCCCAACAGCATCGGCGGCACCCCAAAGGCGATCGCAATTTCCCGCGCCGCCGCCTCTTTGGTTTTCTGGAACTCCATATCCGACGGGCTAAACCCCATCGGCTTCCAGTCAAGGCCCCCTTCCAGCAACATAGGCCGCCCCGCATTGCGCGCGCCTTGGTGGTGCGATGCCATCTCGTTCAACAAACGGTCATACTGATCCGTCGACAGCTGCGATTGCCCGTCCGCGCCTTTGTACACAAACGCCCCGCTGGGCCGCGCCGCATTGTCCAAAAGCGCCTTGGACCAATGGCTTGCCGCCACATGCACATCCAACGCCACCGCCGCCGCCTGCATCGGCGAAAACCCGTAATGGTCATCTTGCGGGTGGAAATTGCGGATATGGCAAATCGGGGTCACGCCGCCCGTCATATCAAAACGGTGCTTGCGGTTGCCAACGGTATAGTCATAGGCCACCGGCCAACCATCTGCGCCAGGAACAAGGCTCATCCGGTCCGACCGCAACACATGTAATTCGGCAGGCAACAAAGCCGCACCCTGAACCGCCTCCAGATAGGCATTGCCCGACAGCAAAAGCTGGCCATACACCGCCTCGAACAGCTCGGCGCGGCCTTGCACTGGGTTCGGGCGCGTCATCAGCGACAGCATCGGATGCACGTCAAACCGCCGCTCGCAATCTTGCAACACCAACGGGATCGACGCCGCCGTTTCGGCAATTAACTTGACCGCGCGAAACCCGATCGGGTTGCCAAGAAAACCCGTCTTGGTCAGGCTGACCGTGTCACGCGGGCTCCAGGCCACGCGCCCCGAACCGGAATAATTAATCACCGGCCCCGTTGCCGATGCCTTTTGTTCCGGCACCACGGGCGCGCTGCGTTTCAGGAAATCGAAAACCATCTGGGTCTGCTCCTTTTGTCTTTTGTCGGGGGCCATCTGCGGCCCCCGTTTGGGGCGCCCTTGCCCCTCGGCTTGAAACCAAATCTGAACCAATTTGATTAAAAAGCGTTAAAGTGGCCGAACGGTGGGTCGCTGCCATGTCGCAGACGCATCCAAAATCAAATCCGTCAGCGCCCAAACCAGCGCATCCACGCGGTCGGGGCTGCCCTTGCCTTGAAACCCCGTGCCCGTCATCAGGCACATCTGGTCCTCCAGCTTGCCAAGGTTGGGCAGATGCAGCACGCGGCCTTGCTCATAAAGTGCTGCCACAGGCTCGGCCCGCACAGTTTTGCCCCGCGTGGCCCGCACGGCGCGGTAGGCGACCAGCGGGTCAATCTGGCGGATGATGCTTTCCACCATATCGCCGCCTTGGTTCACCTCGGCCACCACGCGGTCGGCTTGATGTCGGTTCGCCGCCGCAATCACCGCCCGCGCCCAAGCGTCGGGCGAGGCTGATTTGACACTGGCATCCTCCAGCACATAGGCGCGCCATGTCTGCGGCGGCCCGTCCGTCACTGCCCCCACCACCAAAATCCCGCATTCGTCCGATCCCGCATGCCCCGTTACTGGCGGGTCCACGGCCACCACAATCCGGCTTAACGCAGGCGCGCGCTCAACGCGGCCCGCCTCCAGCCGTGCAAGGCTCCACATCGCGCCCTCGGCTTCCTCCAGCAGCACCCCGTCCATTTCCTGCCGCCCCGTGGCCGTGCCGGCATAGCGCCGCTCGATTTCTTCAAGGAAAGACGCGGCCAAATTCGCGCGGTTGGCCTGTGTCGGCGCATGGGTGCTTACAGTCGACGGGTTTTTCAACACTGCCTTCAACACCTCGACGTTGCGTGGCGTTGTCGTGACCACCTGCTGCGGATGCTCGCCCAAACGCAGCGCAAATTGCAGCATATCCCAAGTGTTCTGCGCATTCGGCCATTTCGCCAACTCATCGACCCAAGCCGCATCAAACTGCGGGCCACGCAGCTTTTCAGGGTTGCTGGCGGAATAGACCCGCGCCTCGGCCCCGTTCTCCCAAACCAGCCGCTCGCGCCCCGCCTCCCATTTCGGGCGCCTATCGGGCGGGGAACACGCCAAAATCCCGCTCTCCCCAAAAACCATCACATCACGGACCTGATCAACGGTCTCACCAACCAGCGCCACACAGCGCGCGCGCCCCGCATCCATCGGCTGCGCGCCTTCCACCTGCCCGCGCACCCATTCCGCGCCCGCGCGGGTTTTGCCTGCCCCGCGCCCCCCCATAATCACCCAGCTTTTCCACGCGCCTTCGGGCGGCAACTGATGCGGCAGCGCCCAAAATTCAAACATCCACGGCAGGGCCAAAAGCGCATTATCGCCCAAGCCCGCCAAAAACTCATTCACCTCCTCCGGCCCCACGGAGGCGAGCCAACCTGCGCCCGATTTCATCGCGTGCGGCGTCAAGATCGAGGATGTCTTCCCCAATAGCGGCCGAAGTCTCTTTGCGGAGTTTTTCAATTTTAGTCCCTTCTTCCATTGCCAATTGAAACGCGGCCTTCAGGTCCCGCACCGCTTGCAACGCGGTTTTCGCATCACAGGGTGCACCCGATTTGGCCGCCTTCACCGCCCGCGCCAGCTCGACACCTGCGTCGCGGTACATATCTTCAGTGGCGTTCAGCAAAGCCGCTATCCGCCCGTCTTCCTCTTGGAAAATCTTTGTCATTGGTTTGGTGCCCAT